CGTGGCAGGTCGTCAGCGACGCGAGCAGCGCACGCAGGCGCGTCACGCCGCTCTCGACGGCGATCGGGTAGCCGGCCGCCGCGTGCGCGTTCGTGAAGGTCGCGGTGAAGGTCGTGAGCGTCACGACGGCGACGGTCACGATCTCCTGCGCAGGACCGACGTCGACGACGAGACGCGCGTAGGGCGCGATCCCCGTCATGTCGAGCGGGGTCACGGCTACCGAGGCGCCCGCCGCGATTGCGGTCGTAGCGGACGTCTCGGCGCCGGCCTGCAGGTTCGGCTGGATGACCTGCGCGAAGAGCTCGCGGAAGCCGTCCGGCGTGTAGGGGTAGGCGCCGACGAGCACGTTGCCGTAGCCGAGATGGAATCGAGTCGCCTCGATCTCCGACGTGGATACGGTCGACGTGCCCATCGGTGCCTCCTACTTCAGCGCTGCGAGCCGCGACGGAGCCACTGCGCCGTGACGGTGGCGCTCGAGCTCGTCACCGTGCCGGTGCCGGTCACGCCCACGGCTAGGAACTTCTTCCCCGGCGCGAAGAGCGTGATGCACTGGTCGGCGTCCGCGGTGAACGTGCGGAGCAAGTTGCCGGCGCCGTCCTCGAGGGTCGACCAGGTCGTCCCGTCGTCCGACGCGTAGAACTTGAACAGCCCGTTCGTGAGCGAGCCCTTCGTGAACTGCAGTCGCAGCACGCAGGAAGCGCCATCGGTCTGGTTGAGGTCGAACGCCGCGGTCTTGACCTCGCCGTTCGTGAGGATCGCAGCCGCGCGCACGACGAGCGTGCGGTTGGCCGAGCTAGATGCCATCTGGTTCGTCCCTTTCGGTCAGCTCGCGACTACTGCGAGAGGATGCGCTCGACGCCGCGCGCATCGAGCAGCTCGAACGCGTGGAGCGCGTACCAGATGCACTTCGCGAGCGTGCCGTAGTTGGTGTCGTCCGCCCACCTGCACTCGGGAGCGAGCGCGGTGCCGAAGCCGACCGCGCCGGGGCCGAACATGATCGACTCCTGCACCGTGACGTTCGCGGGGACGGTGTTCGTGTCGCCCGGGACCGCGCCGTCGGCGGCCGCGTACGTCTTGAGCGTGGTGCACTCGAAGATGTCGATGTCCTGCACCGAGGCGATGTACCCGTAGAGCAGGTTGCGCCCGTCCTCGTGGACGCACGACAGCTCGCGGTAGTCGATGTCACCGAGCATGTCGGTGTTGAACTTCGTCGGGACGACGAGCATGTAGCGCCCGTTGGGGAAGCGCTGCCACTCGCGGTCGCTGATCTTCTTGCGGGCCGCCAGGATGGTCTCGAGGGAGAGCAGGTGCCCAGCGCCGGCGGTGAAGCCGAGCACGTTCGTGACGACCGACGGGTCGGCGTACGTGATGTTCGACGTCGCGCTGAACTTGCTGCGGATCACGGCGTCGATCCACTTCGTGTAGTCGCGACGCAGGTAGCGCGTCGACGAGCTCACGAGTTGCTCGCGTGCGGCGCGGTACTTCGCGTCGAACTCGGGGATCTGGTACGGCGCCGGAGCCGCAGCGCCCGCGGCCATGGGGCCGTAGAACTGCTTCAGCACGACGGGGACCTCTTCCATCGAGATCGCCTGGCCGGTCGTCGAGATCGCCGAGTTGGTCGCCAGGATGCGGCTCGCCTCGTCGAAGCCGCCGCCGTTGTACTGGTCGCGGCGGAACTTGATGGTGTCGCCCATCCCGAGGCCGAACTGGTCGATCGCGAAGACGCCGCCCGGGTAGGCGTCGGCCGCACGCGCCATCTCGGCGAGGTCGGGCGGGAGCGCGGCGCCGCCGCCGGCCATGCTGATGAACTGCTGCGCCGTCGGCAGGCCAGCGTCGAGCGCTGCGAGCGAGAGGCGCTGCGCCATCGCCATCTTGGCGAAGAAGTACTGCGGCTCGGGAGTCGGCAGCCGAAGGCCGGGCGACACGCTGTCGAGGAAGTTCTGCGGGAGAGTCGATCGGTTGATCGAGGACATCGATAGATGCCTTTCTGGTCAATGCCCTCGTGACAGGGCGGTCAGTCTTTGGGCCGGCTCGCGGCGATCGCGGGCACGTTCGCCTGGTAGAAGAGGTCGGCGTGGATCTGCTTCCCCGACGCGACGAGTGCCTGCCACTGGTCGTAGGGGGTCTGCGCGTTCGTCGGTTTCGGCGGCACGCCTTGGCCTGCGCCCGCGTTCGCGGGAGCCGGAGCGGGCGCCGGCGCGGCTGCGCCGCTGGTCGCGAGCAGTCCGCTCTTTCGCATCATCTCGACGAGGTCGAGACGCTTCTCGGGGTCGCCGTTGGCGGTCTCGTCGATCGCCTTCTGAACGGCCTCGGGGAGCGTCGAGAACTCCCGATCCGCGTAGGCCTTCACGCGTGCAGCGAGCGCGTCGGCGCGCTGCGCTTTGGGCGTGAGCTCCTCGAGCAGCTTCTGCTGCTTCTGCGCCTCGGTGAGCTGCGCGTCCTGCAGCGCCTTCGCGGTCCGAAGGAACGCGTCGGCCTGCTCCTTCGTGTCGAACCCGAGCGCCTTGAGGGCGGCCGATTCGGCGGTGCGGCGCGTCTCGTCGAGGCGGTCGCGGAGCTGCGCGCTGGTGAGCCGAACCTCGGCTGGGTCGCCGACGATCGCGGTTGCCTGCGCGGCGGCTGCGACGATGGCGGGCGGAACGGTAGTAGCGGGCACCGCGAGGGTGCCGTCTTCGATGGCCACGTCTGCTCCCTACTCGGCATGTCGCTGCCGAGGGCGATGGGATGCGGCGCTTACGGCGCGCCGCGAGCCGCTGGCCTGTCAGCCAGTCACGTGCGGATCAGGTCTCGTAGAAGCCGACGAGGATGCCGAACGGCTGGTCCTGCGCGGGGCATGGCGCACCGTTGGTGACCTCGGTCGAGAAGTCGGAGGTCGTCACGTTGTAGGTGATGTCGGCCGTCGAGACGGCCACCGACGCGAGGCCGAGGACGCTCTGGTCGCTCGCCTTGGTCGCGTGCTGCGCGAGCATGCAGCCGCCGACGAGGGTGATGGTGCGCCCGTTGCGGCGGCTCGCGGCGATGAGCGCGGCGATGCCGAGCAGCTTGCCGTGGGCCGCCGTGTCGTAGTTCGTCGTGCTGTCGTGGAAGAAGAGGATGCGCGCGATCTGCACGCCCTTCGCGTCGCCCATGTAGTTGGAGACGACGGTATCGACCGAGATCGCGGTGCCATTGGTGATGGCCATGGCTCAGTGCCTTTCGTGGATGGGATCCGGCCGTGGCCGGCAGTGGCGCGAGTGCCGGTCAGGCGGTCCCGCGAATCAGGTGGAACGTGCAGCGGCAGAACGGGTGCACTCGCCCCGGCACGACGGCGCGGCCGCCGTACGTGAAGTCGGCCGCGACCGGGACGATCTGCCCGTCGAGCGACTCGCAGATCGGGCACGTCCTCGCATCGAGCGTGGAGTCCCAGAGCTTCGTGACGACGACGGTGCCGAGCTGGAACGTGGAGCTAGCCCGCACGCGCTCGTCGTTGAAGGCCTTGGCGTTCTCCGTGGCAGCGATGCGCTCGACGTGGTGCGCCGTCTTCGCGGTCGTCTGCGCGACGAGCGCGCGGAGCCGTACGTTGTCGCGAGCGTCGACGCTGCCGAGGAGCGCCGTGGTTGCTGCCCCTCGCCAGGCCTCAGCGAAGCCCGCGGCGACCTTCCTCGACTCCTGCCGGTCGACCTGCACCGTGTCGCTCGGCCTCGGCAACTCGGGGAGTGTGTCGGCCTCGCCGGCGCGTCGGAGCTCCCTGCGGAGCGCGTCGGCGTCGGCGTGCAGGGTGGCCAGAGCTGCGTTGCGCGCGCTCGCCTTGCCTGCCGCGATGACGGCTGGGAGGTGCCGCTGCAGCGCCGCCGCCGTGGCGCTGATGCCTGCGAAGACCGCCTCCTTGGCCGGGTCGGTCGAGAAGTGCGCCTTCACGATCGCGTCGACTGTGCGCCGCATCCGCTCGAGGAGTGCAGCCTCGGTCGTAAGCAGCGCGGTGCGTGTCCGCTGCTGCTGCGCGGCGGACATGGGTCAGGCCCCGCCGGCGTCGCCTGCAGCCGCGTTGGCTGCCGCCGCGACGACGGTGGCGTGCTTCGCCTGGAACTGCGCCACCGTGAGATCTCCGTCGGCGTCGCCGCGCGGCGGGAGGCCGAGGGATGCGAGCGCCTGGTTGACGAGGACGATCGACGCGATGTCGGTCGGCGTGAGCGGGATCGGCTTCTGCGCGGCAGCTGGCGCCGGAACGAGCGCGGGGACGCCGGGCGCATTCGGGCTGTCGACGACAAGCGCGTCGCCGTCCGGGGGCGGCAACGTCGAGTCGGTGTCGCCCTTGGCCGCGAGCTCGTCGTCGTCGGTCGGGTCCTGCTCGGCAGCGCCGAGCCTGGCCATCGCGGCGTGGAAGCCCTCGGAGTGCGCGGTCTCGGCGGCCTGCGCATCGTGCTCGATGGCCTCGCGCTCCTCCTCGACGTCCTCGACGCCGAAGTGGTTCGACGTGTAGGTGACGGCGGTCTTGTCCGAGACGAGCTTCGCGTCCTTCGCCTTCTGCGCGGCGTCGACTGCCTTGCCGACCTCGTCGTCGGACGCTGAGAAGTACGGCCCCCACACCGGGTGCATCGGCGGCGGCAGCCACATCGGCCCGCCCGCGGTGACCATCGTGCGGCCCTTGAGCAGCGCGGCGAGCCCGCGCGCGTTGCGGAGCAGGAGCGTCTTGCCGTCGAGCTCCGCGACCATGCGCAGGAGCATCTGCACGATCGGCTGCAGGCCGGCGCCCCACCAGCACTCGCGCAGGTCGTCGACCAGGGCGAGCAGCGGGGCGTAGACGAGCGCGAGGAACTTCGCGCTCATGTCGCCCTTGCCGAGGACGTCCGCGGCGTTCGCGAGCACGACGCCCATCGACTGCTTCAGGCGGGCGCTGATGTCGTCGACGTGGGCCGTCGCGACCTCGAAGGCCTTGCCGGTCGTCTCGATGAGGCCGACCTTCACCTCGGCGCTCTCGTAGCTCCAGATCTTGTCGGGCCCGACCGCGCGCGCGGGGCTCGTCGCCGAGGGCGCGCAGACCCCTCCTGCGGCGCCAACAGCGCCAGGCGGAGCGAGAGCGCCTGCGGGGGCGGCCGAGTAGCCCACGGGGCCCGCGGTGCGTCCGCCCGCTCCGGGGCCGTCGTCTTCGTCGACGCCGGTCTCCCATGGCTGGGGGACGCCGAAGAACATGATCCCGCGGTGCCGCTGCGACAGCGCGAGGTTGAGCGAGTCGAACTCGTCGAAGAGCCCATCGAGCAGCGAGGTGCCGTCGATGTCGCCGCGGTTCTCGCTCGGGAGGTTGCGGATCCAGACGACCGGGCAGAAGGAGAAGCCGTGCTTCTCGCGGTTCGCCTCGCGCCAGGTCGGACGCTTGCCGACCACGACCTCGTCGGCCTCGTAGTCGATGACCTCGAACTCCGTGATGTCGCGCCGGAAGTAGCGCTTCACGCTCTTCGGCTCGCCGGTGCGCTCGTCGGGCTCCTCGGAAGCGTACTGGTACGTCCACGTCAGGGCGACGATCGGCGACGTCGGGTCGCCCGGACGCTTGAACGTCGGGATGCAGTCGAGCGCGCGGGCGTAGTCGACGCAGAACGCGCCATCGCGCACCGACAGCAGCGCGACCGCCGTGCAGGCCGTGAGGCCGCCGAGCAGCAGCGTGCGCATCCCGCGCTTCAACTGCGCCTGCTCGATGAGGTCGGCGACGCCGCGCTGCAGCGTCTCGGCCTCGTCCTTCGAGAGGCCGAAGCCGCCGACCGCCGTGTCGGCGTCCTCGGCGCGCACGACGAGCTTCGGGAATCTGCCCTCGCCGAACGTGAAGCGGGTCGCCTCGAGCGCAGCGTTCCGCGGCAGCGGGTAGATGATGCAGGGCGCGCGCTCGCGGAGCGGCACGCGCTTGCTGCCGCCGGTCCACCAGTCGGGGCGGCCGACGTACTGCGTGCTGTCGGTGTACGCGAGCAGGCGCGCGAGGCGCTGGTAGCGCGCCGTGCGCGCGTTGAACTCGGGCGCGATGGCGGTGCTCATTGCCTCTGCTCCGCACCGCGGTCGTTGCGCCCGCCGGCGGCTCGAGCTCGGAAGCGAGCGAGCAGCGGGTAGCGGATGCTGTCGAGCCCGTGATTCGACTTGTCTTCGATGTCGTCGAGGATCCGCTCGCGATTCTTCGGGTCGCGCTTGCGGCGGTAGAGGCCGAACTCGCGAATCAGGTTCGGGCACTGCGGCGACACGTAGAGCCGAGCCGCTTGCCGTCCGCCCTCGCGCTCGCGAATCGACAGCAGGTTGGCGACGCAGTCGACGCCGGCCTCGATGCTGTTGTCGACGTCGCCGAGGCGAATGCCGGCCTTCGATTTCAGCGCCGCGATGCGGTCGGGCCTCGACGGGTCGAGGTACCACTTCGCGTTCGGGTACCAGGCGACGAGCTTCTGCGCCTCGGCGACCCACCAGTCCTCGTCGCGATGCGAGGCATAGACCTCGTACACGACGTGCGCGACCGCGTCCGCGCCGCTGCCGATGATGCCGATCGCGTAGAAGCAGCCGGGGTCCTCCCAGCCGTGGTCGCCGCCGATCAGGACCTCGGAGAAGACGGCGCCGATCGCTGGCTCCGCGACGTGGAACTTCTCGTCGAACGTCGAGTACACGAGACCTTCTGCGGCGTCGGCGTCTGAGAGCCACTCACGCGCGAAGATCGTCGGCTGCGTCTCGCGGCGCGCCTTCTCGATCGCGCGCGCGCTGACGAACTTCGGGAAGTCGTAGCAGGTGGCCAGGAACGATGCGTGGTCGGCGAAGCGCTGCCCCTCGGCGTCGAGCAGCTTGCCCGTGCCGCGCGCGTGCGTGCGATAGAGGAGCCCGTACCGGCCACGCTTGAACGTGCCAGACACGAGCGTCATCGAGAGCGAATGCGGCTCGCTGAACCAAGGGATCGAGACCGCGTCAACGATCTCGGTGTCGATGTCGTCCGCCTCGTCGACGAACACGGCGTCGCAGCGAATGCCGCGCGACCCCTGCGCGGCCTCGGCGCTGACGAACTGAATCCACGACCCGCCGGGGAACGAGACGCGCAGCTCGCTTCGGTTCACCACCGCGCCGAGCCACGCCCACTCGCCCGATCCCTCGATCTCGTTCAGCAGGTGCGTGAGGTGGACCTTTCGCGCCTGCACCAGCGTCGGCATCAGCACGACGATCCGCACGCCAGGCGTCTTCGCGCCGGGCCGCAGGCGGCTGTCCCACCTCGCGACCAGCAGGTAGGCCGCGAGCCGCAGGAAGGTCGACTTCCCTCCGCCGCGCCCCCACGGCGTGCACACCGTCGCCCCCGGCACGAGCGCCCGATAGGCGTCCCACTGCGGGCGAGCGGTCAGGTCAATTTGCATCGGGGTCCGGCTTCGGCGGCACGTCGGCTTCCGACGGCGCCACGATCTCGATCTTCGGCGCGGCCTGCGCGCTCTGCGCCTGCGCGGCGTCGAGCCCGACGAGTCGCGCGTGCAGCTCGATCGCCTTGAGCGCCGCCTCGATGTTCCGCAGGCCCGTCACCTTCGATCGCTCGCGCGTCGCCATGCGGCGCAGCCTTGCGGCGTGCGCAGCGAGCTCCGCGCGCAGAGCGTCACGCTCGTCGGGGTCGAGGCGCAGCGAGCGCGACGCCTCGGCGGAGTAGCCGCGGATCGTTGCAGGGTCGAGGACCCATGCGGCCGCGAGCTCCATCTGCGTCTTGTGCTTCACCCATCGGCCGCGACGCATCAGGCGGTCGGCGATGTAGGTGACCCGCTCCTCGACGGTCGTGAAGGAGGGGTGCTTTTTCGCCACGGGGCCTCGCGCGCACGCGCGCGCGTGAGTTCCACGGCGCGTCGCGTTGGCCTCTGTCAATCACGACCCGGCCCGGGATGGTTATTTCGGCGGAATCTGAGCCGGCCTGACCACTTCGCAGATCACGAAGCCGGCGAACTTCTGGAGCGCGGCGGCGGCGATCTCGAGCTGGCCCCGGAGCGTCACGGCGCCGCCGATCGCGGGGCCGATGCTGCCGAGGTTGACCATCACGCCTGCCCCGGCTCGACGATCTCCCCCGTCATCCCGCCGGCGATGGCGAAGGCGAGGCGGGCATTCAGCTCCGGCGTCTCGAGCTTCACGAGCTTGGCGCGGGGCCCGCCGCCGGCGAGGAACAGGACCACCGCAGGCTCGTCGTCCTGGAAGCCGTAGGAGGCGACCAGCGCCGGCATCTGCATCGAGTCGCCTTCGCCCCACCCGTGTCCGAGCATGACGAGAAACTCGCATCTGGGAGCAGGTCTCGCCACGGGCGTAGTGGGCCATGGGCGTGCGGTTCTGTGCCGTCACGCGCGCGAACAGTCAGGAACGTGTTATCTCTTCTGTGCGGGAGGTGGCACACGATGGCCGAGCCGACGACTACGACCGTGACGCGCACCACGCGCCCCAACGTTTTCGGCTGGAAAGGCGTCGCCGCCGTGCTCGGCGTGGACCAGACGACGGCGCGCCGGTGGGCGGACGCCGCAGGCCTGCCGGTATTTCTGTGGGGCCGCAGGATGATCGTCGCGTACGAGCACGAGCTGCTCGCGTGGGCGCAGCGGCCCCGGCCGACGCTGGTCATGCGTCGCGCGCAGCTCGAATTGCCGCTACATCCGGCCGGTTAAAGACGAACGGCCCGGACCGAAGTCCGAGCCGCTCACGGTGGCTGCCTCGCGTTGTAGGGCGACACGCTCGGGCCACCACCGAGACCCCCAATCGTTCGCGGTGACCCGCGGCAACCAGGGCGCGCCGCCTCCGTCGAGGCTAGTGTCTCTTCCACGTAGCACGCTCGGCCCGCAGCCGCAGCTCACGCGCCGTGTAGTGCCTGCCGCCGCGTCGCGCGCGCCGGTCGCTCGGCGGTTCGATGCGCGCCGAGAGGTCGTAGACGTGCCCGGCAGGCGGGTCGTAGGGCATCTGGCGTCGGCTCACAGCCCGACCCTTCTCCCGAACGTCTCTGCCCACGCGTCCCACCGCTCCATCGTGCGCCTGCGCCACCCGAACATCGCGGTGAACTCGTCGGCGTGGTGCGCCAGCACGAGCCGCATCAGGAGAGAGCGCCTCACCGCTTCTTCTCCCCCGCCTTCGCGGCGGCGTTGGCGCGGAGCTGCTCGCGCCCTCTGACGCAGACCTGCGTCACGAACCGATCCACCATCGCGGCGTGCGCCGCTTCGCGCCTTGCCCGGCGGTCGATCGCGAGTTCAATTCCGACCTCGAAAACCCGATCTGCGCGCTCGCGCAGTCTCGACTTGTACGTCTCTGACACCGGCCTGCCGAACTCGCGCAGGTCCGCATCGCAGTCGGGGATCTCTCTGGTATCGCTCATTGCTCAAGATCCTCCTTCGGCGCAGTGATCGTTGTGCGATCTCGCCACATGCCGCTGCTCGTTGGTTGGCTGACAATGAGCGCCGTGTCGTCGCTCATGCCTCTCGTTGGTCGAATCGGTATCCCGGCGATCGTTTCCGGCGCACGGGCGCCAAAGCTCGCTCGGAGCATCTTCGCAGACAGGTGGATCTCGACAATTCGGCAGCCCTCTTCGACATCGCCCTTCACGTGCTCGAACAGTTCGCAAAGCAGTCGAACAGCCGCGCGGTTCGACTTCCGCATCTGCATCTTCATCTCGCCCCCCACGGCTTCCCGCACCGCTCGCACCGCGGTGACGCCGCGACGTCGGCCGCGAGCGCCTGGCCTTCCCCGCACTCGCCGCGAAGGCCATCGACGATGACGGCGCCGGTGCATGTCGCGACGACCTCGGGCGCTACGTCCCGCTCGAGCTCGCGCCTGG